CTGGCCTATTACAGGTCCCTGGTCATAATATCTGACCTCTTCCTCTATACCCGGTTGGGGTCGAGGAGGGAAAGCCATTTCGACAACCCATTTAGGGATGCCGCTGGCTGTACACCCGTCCTTTACTTGCAGGGCCAAAAGCCCTTCGATGCGAGTAGTTCGGAAGCTCGTCGCCAAAAGCGGCAACTTCTCCGAAAATAAGTGATAAAACACTTCGGGTGGTATGTCATTCAGATCTTCACATTTGGAACTAAATCCGAATGGACTAGGCAGAGTGGAGACTGTTTTGATCATAGCTCTTAAGTTCTTGGGGACTAAATCTAACCCCCGTGACCCATATTGGCGAATTACTCCAAGTGGATCATCAACAAGATCGGTAGGTGAAGCTTTATAAACTGGCAATTTGCCAAATTTATCAATAACTCTACCAGCGAACTCAGCAACCCCACTATCAAAAAGTGATTTCTGATGTGAGATAGGAACCTTCAAGCCTTCCATGACCCTCAGATACCTCCTAACCAAAGGAGACGACGACATAACAATGTCATCCCCTATAATTCTGAAATTAGAAGCATCTCCTCCAATACTCCTTACAAGGAATAGATGGAAGAGAGTGAAGGCCGAGAAAGATGGGCCGGTACCTAATGGTTGTCCGGTTTCCCACTTAATCTCCTCACCTGATGGTGTAAACCAATACGATCTAGATATACTCTCGAAAACAGAAATATCCTCTTTTAAGAGAGGAAAGAGAGTGTTCAGAAGATCCAGCTGATACGCTAAAGGAAGGAAATCCGTACAAGAGGAAAGGTCAATTGATGATACTTTATGACCTTGTTCTAGCTTTTTGGCTACCCATTGTACACCCCTTTCCTGATCGAAGACTGCGGATTCTGGAAGATCCCTTAACAACAGCTCCGTCGCATTTTTGAGGCGGGATAAAGCAGTTTGAAGGGTTCTAAAAGGATTTGCTATAAAGCGAACCTTCATTCCCCGATCTTTGGTAAGACCAACCACTTTGCCCACAATATCAGTATCTCGTTCAGAAATCCTTCTTTCGAAGAAATCCTTGGACTGGATGCGAAATAGCCTTTCAAAGAAA